CTTTTCTTCTCTCGATATCGACCGCAACGGGCAACACCGCCGGGATCGGTAAGCAACTCTGGGACTATGGGCTGCGGGTTCTGCAATCGAGTGCGCAGGATGATCGGTTTTTCGCAGCGATCTATTCGATCGACGACACCGACGATCCTTGGGAAGAGTCGACCTGGGTGAAAGCCAATCCGGGCTGGGGCCAATCGGTCCGCCCGGAGGCGATCCGCGCGATCATGCGCCAGGCCCGGAACAACCCCGCGCAAGAGGCGGCCGCCCGGACCCGCCACCTGAACATGTGGATCGGCGCCGACGAGGCGCTCTTCTCGCTCCGCGCCTGGTCGGCCTGCGCAGACCACAAGATGCGGCTCGACGACTTCGCCGGCCGGTCCTGTCACCTGGCGCTCGATCTCGCCTCGAAAACCGACCTTGCCTCGCTCGCGATCGTCTTCCCCGAGCCCGAGAACCACTATGCGGTATTCTGCCGATCCTACCTCAACGAAGCTGCGGTCCTCGAAGCCCGCAACGCGTCTTATCCCGGCTGGGCGAACGATGGGGACCTGATCATCACCGGGGGCGAGGAAACCGACTTCGGGACGATCGAAGAGGACATCCTCGATCTCTGCCGCCGCTTCCGCGTCGAGTCCGTCGCCTATGACCCTTGGGCTTCGACCTATCTCGCGCAACGGCTGACTGAGCGCCGGGTGCCGATGATCGAGTTCCGGTCATCGACCGGCAATTTCAGCGAGCCGACTAAAGAGCTCGACGCCGCGATGCGCGCCGGTCGCATCCGCCATGACGGCAACGGGCCGCTCGCCTGGTGCATCTCGAATGTCGTCGGTCACTATGACGCGCGCGGCAACGTCTTCCCGCGCAAGGCGCGGCCCGAGAACAAGATCGACGCCGCTGTCGCGCTGATCATGGCGATCGCGCGCGTGATGGCCGATCCGGGACCATCCGTCTATGCGAGCCGGGGGCTGCTGACGCTCGGATGAGCCTGAGCACCTGGTTGGCGGGGATGCTCGCCGTCCCGCCTGCGCCACCACCGCCGCGGATCGAACCCTCGATCGCCGCCGGGCTACCGCGCGTCGAGACGAAACAGGGCGGCGACATTGTCGGGTCCTTGAACTCCATGGCTTTCCCGCAGCCGCTGCTTTACGCGGCGCTGGGAGGGTACGCTTCGAACACCGGGGTTCCTGTCACGCCCTTTACGAGCCTGCAATCAGCGGCCGTCTACGGGTGCGCTAAGTGCATATCCGAGGATATCGCCTGCCTGCCGCTGCAAGTGCGCCGCAAGACATCGGGCGGCGGCTGGGTGATCGACGAGAAGCACCCGCTCAATCGACTGTTCCGGCGCCCGAACAGCATCATGACCGCATGGCAGTTCTGGTCCTATTACCTCGTCGCCTATTGCCTACGCGGCAACGCCTATGCGGTCATCGAGCGCGACCGCGACGGGGCACCGGTCGAGCTCATCCCGGTCACACCGGACCGCGTCACTGTCAGGCTTTCGGTTCGCGACGGCTCGCCTTGGTACCTCGTCAACGCCAAGCAGATCGGGGTCTCGGTCTGGGTCCCGCCCGAGGACATGCTCCACATGCGGAACATGTCGGTCGACGGGTACCTGGGCCTGTCGCCGATCGCCTGCGCGCAAGACGTGATCGGTCTGTCCCTCGCCGCGCAGCAGCACGGCGCCGTCTTGTTCCGCCAGGGCGGCCAGATCTCGGGCGTGTTGAAGCATCCCGGGCGGATCGGGAAAGAGGCGTCGGACAATCTCGCCGAGTCCTGGCGCGACACTCACTCCGGCGTGCAGAACGCGCACAAGATCGCGATCCTCGAAGAAGGCATGACCTTCGAAAAAATCGCGATCACCAACGAGGACGCGCAGTTCTTACAGACCCGCCAATTCCAGGTCCTCGATATCTGCCGGATCTATCGGGTACCGCCGCATAAGCTCGCCGAATATGGCCGCGCGACCTTTAACAACCTGGAACAGCAGCAGCAGCAATACATCGACGACTGCCTAGGGCCGCATACCGACCAGATCGAGGGGCTGATGAATGATCAGCTCTTGTTCGAAGACGAGCGCGGCACCTGGGAGACGCACTTCGACTACACCGGACTCCTGCGCGGCGACCAGATCCGCCGGTACCAGAGCTACCAGATCGGGTTGAACAACGGCTTCCTGAACCGCAACGAAGTGCGGGCCATGGAAAACATGAACCCGATCGCCGGCGGCGATGAATACCGGGTGCCGCTCAACACCGGGAACCCGATGAACCCGCCGGGCGGCACCGCCGGAATGCCGCGGATCTCCGAAGGCGACGACGAGGGCGACAGCGAATGATCTATCTCGGATCGCGCCAGTTCAAGGCGCTGCACGGCAAGCGCGCCGAGGGCGGGATCATCCGCCGCAGCGCAGTCCTCGCCGGCGTCCGCAAGGGCCACGTCGGCACCGTCGAGAAGCTCGATGACCGGACCCTGCGCTTTACGATCTCGACGGGCGGGGTCGACCGCGATCTCGACAAGATCGATGTCCGCGGCTGGCAACTCGACAACTATGCGCGCAACCCCGTCGTGCTGTGGGCGCACCGGTCCGATGAGCCACCGATCGGCAAGGCGGTCGACTTCGGCAAAGACGATCACCGCCTCTTTTCCGCCGTGCAATTCGTGCCGGGCGACGGCAGCTACGGCAAGGCCGGCGACTTCGCCGAGATGATCTATCGGCTGGCATCGACTGGCTTCCTCAGCGCCACCTCGGTCGGGTTCCGCCCGATCAAATACGATTTCACGGACGATCCGACCCGCGGGGGCGACGACTGGTTCCCCGGCATCGACTTTCACGAACAGGAACTCGTCGAGCTCTCGATCGTGCCGGTGCCTTCGAACCCGGACGCGCTGATCGAGCCGGGTGCGAGCGACAATGACACTGCGCCGGTGATCATCCCCGCGCCTGCGCAACAGCTTCAATTCGAGCACGAGATCCGGGAACGCCGCCGCCGCCGGGCGCGCGCCGCGGTGCTGAGTGTCTGGTAATGCCGACCACAACCACTTTCGGGCGATGCGACGTTTCCACCGGGGGTCAAGATGGCTGCATACCGAGAGAAGTTGCACGAACTGAAGCGCAAGCGGGCGACGCTGCGCGATCAACTGGAGCCCTACATCAAGGCCGATCAGGAGCGGCCGGACACCGAGAAAATGTCCGACGAGGACCAATCGGCTTTCGACGCGATCCTCGCCCAATTGAAGGAGCTCGACGCGCGGATCGAACGCTGCGAGCGCGCCATGGAAGCCTCGATCCCGAAGGCCGATGACGATGGTGACAGCGACGACAAGCCGAGGCGCGATGACGACGACGAAGACGACGACAAGGGCGCGCGCTATCGGGGGCCGGGGATGAGCGGACGCGTCGGCATCCGGGGCCTGCCCGTCTATCCGCGCGCGCGCAAGACGCCGCAGAACGGGCCGGGGTTCCAGGCCGCCCGCTTCCTGATCGGTCTGATCCACAGTAAATGGGACGGTCCGGAGAAGGCTGGCGAGTTCATCGAAAACCGCTTCGGCGATACGGACGTCGCCAAATACTTCGTCAACAAGGCGCTGAATTACAGCGTCGTCGCCGAGGGCGGTGCGCTCATCCCGCAGGACTTCCTTGCGGAGATGATCGAGCTACTGCGCGCCAATGTTGTGGTGCGCGGCGCCGGACCGATGACCGTGCAGATCCCAATGGGCAATCTGACGATCCCGCGGCTCGCCGGCGGATCGACCGCTGTCTATCAGGGCGAACTCGACGATATCTCGGTGACCGAGGAACAGTTCGACGACTTGAATTTGACGGCCAAGAAATTGACCGCGATGGTTCCCGTCTCGAATGACCTGATCCGCCGGGCCCCGATCGGGGTCGAGGCGATCGTTCGCGATGACCTGGTGCAGGGCATCGCGCGCAAAGAGGACCTGCAATTCATGCGGGGTGACGGCACCAATAAGGGACCCGTCGGCTGGCGCTCGCTGGTTCTCGCCGCGAACCTCTACACCGTGCCCGCGGTGGGAGCGACGCCGCCCCCCGGCGCCGATCTCAACATCGTGGTCGCCGCGATCGCCGCGATGAAGCTGCTGCTGATCAACGGCATGTCGCGGATGATCCGCCCGGCCTGGTTCTTTGCCCCGACGCTGGTCGAATACATTGCGACCCGGCGCGATAGCGTGGGCGGGTTCTACTACAAAGACGAGGTCGCCCGCGGGACCCTTGAAGGGTACCCGATCGTCACCAGCCAGCAGATCCCGACAAACCTCGGCGCCGGCAACGGCAGCGAGTTCTATCTCGTCGACATGGCCGACACGATCATCGGCGACACCCTCAACGTCATGGTCGATGCGTCCGACGTCGCCGCCTATTACGGGACGGACGGCAAGGTGGTGTCGACCTTCCAGCGCGATCAATCGCTGTTCCGGGTGATCACGGAGCACGATTTCAACATGCGCCACCTGCAAAGCTTGGCGGTCGGGCTGACGTCCGATTGGATGTTCACCGGCTTGGCGGGCTCGCCTGGCGCGCCATGGAGCTCGCAACCCTTGAACAAGCATTGGTCGCAGGCCCCGGCGGCGTGGCCCTCGAACCCGACGCACGATGCGGCGCCGACTGTCTATGATCCCGCAGTCGTAGCCACGTCCGCCTTTGGCGGGTCCCTCACCAGCAATCCGGGCGGCGGACCCTATCCGCTCCCCGGCACAACGTTCCCCGGTGGCCTCGAAGCCGGGGCGCAATCTGGCGAGGCCCTACCGCCGCCACCGCCGGCGGCCGGGGGTGGAAATCATCGGCGCTCGGGACCGCCGTCTCCGCGCAGCGGGGCTTGATCGATGAGCGCCGGGCGTCTGCCACCGAACACGCGGCTTGCCGTGCGCTTCCTGTCGCGTTGGCAGAACTACTTCCGGGGCGACGTCGCGACCTTTCCTGCGCGTATGGCGATGGGCCTCGTCGCGCGCGGAAAGGCCGAGCGCGTCAATATCGCGCCGCTCGATGCGCCGATCCCCGAGGGAGCAGTCTGGGCGACCAGGCCGCCCGGAGAGACGCCGGCACGCCGCCGCAATACCGACGAGGACGATTTCGAGATCGCCTGATGGCGGCGCCGCTGCTTGTGCTGACGCTCTACGTTTGCGCGATCGGCGCCAGCTATTGCGAGCCCGAGACGGTCACCGTGCGGCGGCCGACCTTCCACGATCCACGGGTGTGCGCGGCCTATGAACCCCTGGCGGCCTATGACTTCGTGCAGATCAATCCGGGCTTCCGGGTGATCGGGTTCACCTGCGGACCGCCGGACGCCGGCGAGCGCCAGGCCCGGAACGCGATGGGTAGATGTTCGGCTCACTGCGAGTGACCACGCCGCCGGCGCAAGAGCCGGTCGACATCGATCTGATCCGCCGGCATTGCCGCATCGACAGCGACTATGACGACGACCTATTGACGATGTACGGGACTTCGGCCCGCCAATGGGCGGAGGCCTGGCTCAACCGCGCACTGATCACCCAGGGGCTGTTGCTCAGCATGACGACGTCGCCACCGCCGACCGCGTCGCCGCTCGTGCCGCAGAGCTTGATCGTGTTCCCCTTGAACTGGCCGCCGACGATCCGGAAACCGATCTCGATCCCGCGCGCGCCATGCCAGAAGGTCAACATGGTGCTGACCGGGTTCCCCGACGAAATGAGCCCGGCCGATCCCGAGAACGATTACATCTTGAACCTGATGGTCGAACCGGCGCAGGTCAGCCTAAAGGCGCCGCTCGTGCCGATGATCCCGGCCATGTCGATGCAGATCGACTACGTCGCCGGCTACGGCGACGACCCGGAGAACGTCCCGGCGCCGATCCGCCACGGCATCCTGTTGTTGACCGCGTACCTTTACGAGGGCCGGGGCGACGTCAATTCCGAAGGGCCGGACGCCGCCTGGTCGATCATGGCGCCCTATCGGCTGTTCCAGTTCGCCGGCTGATGCCCGACAATCCGACCGGCTCACTGCCGAATAACACCGGGATCGGCGGGCTGCGCTGGCAGGTGTCGCTCTACAGCCGGCCGATGGACTCGAACCCTCACGGGCCGGGCATGACCGAGGACCTGGTCCGGGTCGGAGCCGACGTGCACGCCGACATTCAACCGACCTATCCGAGCACCTTTTACGGATCGATGCAGATTGAGCGGCCGATCACACACCTGGTCCGGCTGCGTTGGCTCGACTATCTCGACAACGTGCACGTGATTTTTCGAACCACCGTGCGCCCGACCGATCAGACCTTTCGGACCGAATGCTACCGGGTGCGCCGTTG